ATTGATAATAAATTGAAATCATTAATTGAAAGTACAAGTGATTTTTAACAACATATATATGGAGAATAAATTATGCCACAATTACCACCAGTAAACAAAGCTTTAATGGCGGCTCAGAGAACGTCAGGTTCAGGAGAACAAACTGTACATGAAATTTTTACGCTGATCAACAACGCTAAAAACAAAGAAGACAAATTAAAAATATTAAAAAAGAACGATACAGCTGCCATGAGACAATTACTCAAAGCTGCATTTGATCCGGCAATCGCATTTGATATGCCACCTGGTAATCCACCGTTTATGAGAAACGAAGCACCTGAAGGGACTGAACATACTAGTCTATTCTATGCAAGTAAAAAACTATGGCACTTTGTTAAAGGTGCAGATCCGGTAACTAATTCTTTGCAAAAAGAGAAAATGTTTCTTGGACTACTAGAATCATTACACAACAAAGACGCAGATGTATTATTAGGCATTAAGAACAAAGACCTAAACAAAACATACAAAGGTTTAACTGAAAACCTAGTTAAAGAAGCATTTAACTGGTCAGATAATTTCGTTAAAAACAACTAAAAACCTCACGTTTTAGAGGGTGCGACACAAAGTACCCTCTAAAAACCCTCATTTTACTCGCTTTTCTAAAAAACTTTTCGCTTGACTTCTATACCAAACTGTGGTATCCTAAATATATTAATAAGAACAAAAGGATATATTATGAAAAAGTTGTTAATGACGATTGCGATAGTAAACATTGTATTATGGAATGCTCTATCATCACTTGCTAAGGCAGACGATTATAACACGGCAGTTATTGGTCACGTTATATCGGAGACGATTAAGGGTACATCTATAGACAATCAAGCTATAATGGAATCTGAACTACAGAAACTTGGTCACCTTTACGCTTTAGAAATGGTAAGTGTACTTCAAAAGTATTTACCATCAATTTTAGATTCTGTTATGACAGATTTAAGATTACAAGCAGACAAGAAGTATAAATGTGAACTATTAAAAGACACAAAAGCGGTTGACAAGGATTGTATATAATGATTAACTTAATAAGGAAATATGGCATTAAGAAAATCAACAAAACTACACAAAATAAAGAAAGTTAAATCTATCATTAAAGAAGATATATCTAAAGTTGACAAGAAATACAAAACAACTTACAAAGATATAAAAATGTATTTTACTATGATAAATGAACTAGTCTTTGATAACAAACTTTCCCCTTTTAACAAAGTTCTTATTAAACAGCTTAGACACAAAACAGAGAAAATATACGGCCAAGTATTAACCTACGATTGGGATAGAACTGGTGCTAGAGAGTACCAACTTCATATGATACCGTATTATAAAAACAAAAAAGATTTCGCTTGTACGTTAGCACACGAAATGGTTCATCTATATCAGATGGCCAACGAAGGAGACACCGGTAACCATAATCAATTATTTTATAGTTATCGTTCTAAATTAAACAAAATAGGATTGGACTTATAACATGGACAAAGTGAGAAGAAAAGTAAAAGAACTTGACCCTTACCTTAAAGGTAGAATTGGTGAAGCATTAATACAACTACAAGAAATAGGAAAACCTTCAAATTTATCAGGAACAAGTAGAGTATACTACACTGGTAATTGGGCAAAAGACGTATACGATAACTTCACTGATAAACAGGCACAAGTTATATTTGATAAAGTTACCAAACTTAAAACTGGTCTATCTTTATATCAAGTTAAACTTCCTAAATTTACAGATGAAGAAGGACAAGAGTGGTCTGGTTACGATTACACAGCGAGGAAGATTTGAAAACATTTAAAATAGTATCTAAAACCTTAATGGTTGGATTTATTATTGTATTTTGTGCAGTTACTTTTCATTTTTATAAAGCACAGGCAAATAGTAATCTACCAAAGAAACCTAACTTTGAACATATAAACAATCAACAGTTTATAGACAACGTTAATCAATGTTTAACCTATATCTATTTCTATAATCTTACAACGAATAGAGTAGATAAAGATTTACTATTGGCACAGGCAGCTTTAGAGTCTGGTTGGGGAGATAGTAGATTTGCCAAAGAAGGTAAGAACCTATTTGGTATTAGAACATATGATTTAAGAGAACCTCATATGTTACCATCAAATAATCCTAAAAAATGGGGAGTTAAGGTATTTCAACATGAATGTGATGGTGTGGTATGGTATATAAATACATTAAGTAATCACCACTCATATGAAAAGTACAGAGCTCAGTTAGCTTTAGGTGCAGATAGTTTAGAGCTAGTTGACACACTAGACGCATATGCCAGTGATAAAGATTATTCATGGAAAGTTAAATCAATAATCAAAAAAATAAGAGAGACTTTTAGACACTAATATGTTCCTAATTTTACTAACATTTTTGAGTGCGATATCTATATCTGTAATAGCCGCTGGTTATTCTATCATAGGTCTTGCAACACTATTTGCTGGTGCAGTAACACCTATTATCGCAATGGGTACGGCATTAGAAGTAGGTAAGTTAGTAGCAGCCTCATGGTTGTACAATAATTGGCAGAGTGATATACCTAGACTATTAAAGGCGTATCTATTCATAGCAGTTATAGTATTAGTCTTTATTACATCTATGGGTATCTTTGGTTTCTTATCAAAGGCACACCTAGATCAAGTTAAACCTACATCTGGTAATAATATCAAACTAGAACAAATTACCAATCAGATTGAAAGACAACAAGTAGTTATAGATAGATCACAAAAGACTTTAACTCTATTAGATAAAGCATTAGAAGTCTATATTGACAAAGAGTATGTGACTAGAGGTTTAAAAGAAAGAGCGAAACAAGAAGAAGAAAGAACTGCCTTAAACAATGCGATTGAAAATGCAAGTGATAAGATACAAGAGTTGTCAGATAAGAAAGCAACACTATCACTAGCACAAGATAAGATAGAGGCAGAGGTTGGTCCTATCAAGTACGTTGCAGAGTTAATATATGGTGAAAATGCAAAAGATAATCTTGACAAGTCTGTTAGGATTGTTATACTGATACTAATATTCGTATTTGACCCATTAGCAGTATTGTTATTGATAGCTGCCAACATATCATTGAGACAGTGGAGATTGAAAAGACAATTGATTACTTCCGGTAAAAAGGTAGACTTACAGAGAAAATTAAACAGGCTACAGAAATCAAATAGAAATTTAAAAAAATATAAAGGATTGGTAAAAGACCTTGGTGACAATCCAGATGAGATTAAACTTAAACTTAATCAGATAGTGAATTTAGATGATAAAGGTTAGTCTATTATTAACAATGTTACTCTTTTTGAGTGGTTGTTTTGGCGCTGAACTGTTTACTATTGGTCCTTTTACAGTAAAACCAGGCGATATTGCAACTAAATCACTTGGAATTGGTAAGAAATTAAAAGAAAAAGCGCTTGACAAAGGCGAATAAATGTGTTATATTAGACTATGAATATGAAAGAAAATGATCTAACAAGTATCGGAGTTGATCTCCAGACACTTACAAATGAACAAGTAATAAGAATATCAAATGCTGAAAGGTCTTGTAGAAATGCAAGTACTAATTGGTCTAAAGAGTATTGGCATGAAACTTTTAAGAAGTTATGTAAAGAATATAATGTCATGTCTTATTATAGTAAAATGACTGTAGGCAGTTAACAAAAAGGATATATTATGAAAAGAAAAACTAAAAAACTAATACTAGAATTACTACACTTTTGGCCGATGACCATAGTGGTACCAGCAATGTTGCTTGCCATTTTGTTTGGTCCGTATATAATGAGGTAGTATGAATATATTTTATCTAGATAAAGATCCCATTATAGCTGCTAAGATGTCATGTGATAAACATGTGTGTAAGATGATTATTGAGTCTGCTCAAATGTTATCTACTGCTCATAGAATGCTAGACGGTGAAGAATATCTACAAAGAAATAAAAACGGTAATAGAAATATTAAAAGATGGTTGATGAAAGATAACTTATTTGAAACTACTCTATACAAAGCATGTCATACAGGACACCCTAGTACAGTGTGGGTTATGGCAAATGTAATTCACTATGTATGGTTGTATAAACATATGATTGCTCTTGGTGATGAATTTAAATTAAGA